AAGTTTAATTTTAATTCCCTATTAAGAGCCAGCGCCAACGACCGCGCAGATTTTTATAATAAAGGCATCAGAGGGGGCTGGCTTTCTCCAAACGAGGCACGCGCATTTGAGAATGCTAACGGCTTTGAAGGAGGCGATACCTACTATGCGGAAGGCAATTTAGTACCTCAAGGTCAGTTTGCTGATTACATTGAGGCTAAGATTCAGAATTTATTAAGTAAAAACATAACTAACAATCCCCGTGGAGAAAATTAGAAGAGCAATAGGCACAATCAATTATCGTTCTGTTGACGATGGCTTACCTACCGAATTTGGTGGGGTTGCTGCCGTTGTGGACACGGTAACTGATTTACGTTTCTTTGAAGAGAAAATCGAAAGAGGCGCATTTGACGAAGTATTAGATCATGACGTACGAGTATTATTCAACCATGACCCATCAGCCATGTTGGGAAGAACCAAGTCCGGCACAGCCAAGGTATATCTTAATTCCGATGGACACCTTGAGTATACATGGCAGCCCGACTATGAGAATCCCTTACACGTTCAAGTAGCGCGTAGCATTATGCGTGGGGATGTAACCCAAAGCAGTTTCGCATTCACTGTGGATGAGTATGCTTGGGGGAAATCAGAAAAGTATGGAGATAACTCTATGCACATCGTACGCAAAATTGGACAATTATTAGATGTATCACCAGTAACATACCCAGCTTATGAAGAAACTTTGGCAGAGGCTCGTAGCATTCTTGAAACGAAGCCTAAAAAAGAAAACGAATCAGATTTAATTAACATAATAAAACTTAAACACAAATAAACCATGAAAATTAAAGCCTTACACGAGGAAAAAGGCCGTTTAATCGAAGAATTGAACGCCCTACAAAACAGCATCAACACTGAAGCGCGTTCGATGACTGACACTGAAAAAACACGTTTCAACGAAATCGACAGCCGTTTAGAAGGTATCGGTTCTGAAATTGAAACCCTTGAGAAGTTGCAGAAGCGTGCTGCTGAAAAAGTAGTTAGCGCTCCAGTATACGGATCAGCCTCTACCTCTGACAAGACTGAGCGTCAGAAATTGGTTAACGAGTACAGTTTCAAGCGTGCTATCGAGCAAGCTACAACTGGCCGTCGTGAGGGTGTTGAATTTGAAATGCACAAAGAGGCGGCTAACGAATTCCAGCGTGCTGGTGTTTCTGTAAGCGCTCACAGCGTTTTGATTCCATCTGACGCTTTCAAGCGTGACATGACTGCTACTGGCGGTAGTGGTGGTGACCAAGGTGGTGTTAACATCCAAACAAATGTGGGTGGTATCATCGACGTTTTATTGCCAAACACTGTATTAGGTGGATTAGGTGTAACTCGTTTTGACAACCTTACTGGTAACTTAGATCTTCCAAAAGCAAACACTCAACCTGCTGCTGGATGGAACACAGAAAATGGTACTGCTGCTGAGAAATCTCCTACATTCGGTAAAGTTAGCTTTTCGCCAAAGCGTTTGGCTGCTTTCATCCAAGTTTCTAACCAGTTGTTACGTCAGTCTTCTAATAGCATTGATGCTTACGTTCGTAACTATTTGGCTCAAGCAATGGCGCAAGAGTTGGAAAAGGCTGCTATCAAAGGTGGTGGAACTAACGAGCCTACCGGTATCATCGGTAACGCTGATGTTAATGTTATTTACGCTGGTGGAGCTGCTTCTAACGCTACTAATGCTAATGGTGCAGCAGTAGTATGGGCTGACGTTGTAAACGCAATGAAGGCTGTAGAATCTGCTAACGCTATGGGTCAGGCTTACTTAACTAACCCATTGGTTAAGGCTGCTTTACAAACCACTGCTCGTCAAGCATCTGGTGTTGAAGGTAACTTTATCCTTCAGTCTGGTGCTGGTGAGTTAAACGGTTACCCAATGGCTGTTACCACTAACGTACCAAGTAACTTGGCTAAAGGTGCTGCTTCTGATTTGTCAGCAATGATTTTCGGAGATTTCAGCAAGTTGGCTATCGCTTCTTGGGGTGGAATGGAACTTACTGTTGATCCTTTCAGCGGAGCTACTGCTGGTTTGACCAACATGGTATTGAACGCTTACATGGATGTTAATTTGTTACAGCCTGCTTCATTTGCAGTTTGTAAGGACATCGATGCCTAAATAAACCTACACGGAGGTTAACCGTGTGCCTTGGGTCGCTTGATTGACGGCCCAAGGGTCTAATTATGAAAGTGAAATTTGTTAAATTTCCCATAGCATTAAACCTTGCGTATAATGTTGGGGACATAGCAGAATTAGAACAGAAACAGGCTGAATTGCTTATTTCTGAAGGATATGCAGAAGAAGTAAAAGCTCCTGCAAAAAAAAAGGTTAAGCCAATCAACCCAGAAGAAGGCGATTAATGATAACGGGCAAAAAAATAGTATCTCGCACTAATGCAGACACCGACTACATATCTGTAGCAACGGCTAAGGAGCATTTGCGTGTTACTACAACCGCAGACGATACATATATAAGTTCGCTTATCAGTGCTGCTTTGGATGTATGCAGTCATTACGTTGGCTATGAGTTGCGTGAGTCAGTTTGTAAATACGGATTTACAGAATTGGTTGGACAACCGGCAACCGTAAACCCATTGAATGGTGCGCCATTGCTTATGGGTAATTATTTGCGTATTCCTGCAAAAGTAATCAGTTTAGATTTATTGCAGTATTCGGATCAAGATAATACATTGCAGACGTTCACTGATTATATCACTGAGCCATTGCAACTATCTAATTTTGGGTTGGATGTGTATTTGAACAGCCTTCCAACGTCATTAACGGATGCTGAAACAAAATACATAGCAACTGTAACTGAAGGTTTTACACCCACAGATTTCAGCGCATCATTAAAAATTGCTTGTTTGTTTTTGGTTGCTCAATATTATGATAACCGCCAAAATATAATTGTTGGCGCAAGCGTAATGGAGATGCCTAAAGGCACAGAGTTTTTACTAGATAAATATAAATTAAGCACATTTGCATAATGAATGCAGGCCGATTTGATACGCTAATTGAGCTGTGGAATTACACAGTTGAAACCAACTCATATGGTGAGCCAGTAAAGTCATGGGCTAAATATAAGGATGTATGGGCGCGAATTGAGTATAAAGTTGGTAGAGAGCAGATTGATGCAAATCAGTTGCAACACAAACAATCCTGCAATATCACTGTTCGTTTTGATCCATTAATATCTGTATTTAATGAGATTCGCCATGATAGTAGTATATTCAAGGTTGTATCAATTCAGACGTTGGGCCGCAACGAATATTTAATATTAAATTGTGACCAAAGCAATTAGTGATAAAGAATTAAGAGCGTTGCTCAAAAAATTGAACAGAGCAGCTTTAAAGCCAGATGAGATACGTCATGCGCTTGAAATTTCTGCTGCTCCTTTGGTTAATCAATTAAGATTGAGAGCGCCAATGGAAATAATCAGAAAGGATATTGGGATAATTAGCCAGCCAATAAAATATCCGCGATCAATAATGGTTGGTTTACGTTATACGGAAGGAGCAAAAAGCAATTTAGCATATGCTTTTGAGTATGGTACTGTAGATAGATACACGAAGGCTAAACAATTTCGTGGTAAGTTACAACCCGGCCCTTGGTTTAGACCAACAGTCGATAGTATGCGTAGTCAAATTGTAACCAACATGAAAAATGAAATGACTAAAATTGTACAAAATAAACTAAATAAATAAAACAATGGCAACAACTGGATTAGTAAACGGTACGTTGGTAGCTTTATACAAGGATGTATCTGGCACGCTAACAAAGGTAGCTAACTTAACAAGCACTGATTTTGAATTAAGCAAAGATACTATCGATGCTACTAACAAAGACGGTGGTAGCTACAAAGAATTTTTAGTAGGTCTTAGCGGATGGACTATGAACGCAGAAGGTATCTTTGAAGAAGATGGTGGCGTAACTGGTATTTCTGCTAAAGATTTATTGGATGACATCATTGCAGGTGATGCTGTAACGGTAGTAATGACATCAAATGTAACTGGAGATTTGAAATTATCTGGATCAGCAGTTATTACATCTTTTGCTTGGAATGCTCCAGTAAACGATGTATCAACTTTTTCTGTATCTTTGCAAGGCTCAGGTGCTCTTACAGTAGCGACTGTATAAACCTACTTGCTTTTGGTTTTCCATGCAAATTGCCCGGTATCTGTATATCGGGCTTTTTGTTTATATTTGCCAAATGGAAATAGTAATAAAT